TCTAGGGGGTCACCGCCACGGCTTGCTTCGATCTCTGCACGATCCTCCGCGCACATACGTTCGGCTATCTGCTTGAGCGCCTCGGGTGTGGGCGCGTGGATCGTCAGGGTCATTGCTGTACCTTGCTGGTGTAGAGGCCCTCCCACTGAACCGATTGGAACCATGCGGGGTAGGGCGAGTCGGTGACGAAGGACACGTTCACTTGGTCGGAGCGCGAGGCCACGAGGAAGCTGTAGGTGCCCGATTGAACCTGCGGGGTGTTGGTGAGGAACGCAGCGTCACCAGCGGAGCGGGCGGCGAACGTACTCTCCAGTTGCGGCACCATCGAATCGGTAGCCGTGTTGCGACCTTTGGGGGTCACCTGGGTCTTGAAGAACGCCGTATCGTTGAACCGCACAGTCATCCGCTTGATCTGCAAACGGCCTATCAGCTTCGCTACGTTGTTCTGATCTCGCGTGAACTGCTGACTCAGCGTGACGCTGCGGTTGTATCGGTAGCCCACGACGACACGTCCAGTGTCCACTCGACCAGGAAGACGGATCGTCTGCCCACCATTCACCAGCGTTGCACTGCGAAGGTCGAGGTACGTGCCCGATGAGGGCCAGTCAGTTGTCTTGAGGACAGTGAGGGCCGTGAGGGTCGGAAGCACGAGAGGGACGGTGATGTCGGTGTAGTTACCGAATGCCTGATACACAGGCTGCGCCGCCTGACGCCGGTCGAGGTGAATGTCGAACGCGCTGGAGATCAGCGGGTACGTCGGGGAGTTCCCCAAGTCCATCTTCAGCAGCTCCACACCACCGCCCGGTGCTTTGGTCACGAGGTAGAGATCGGTGCCGATGGCGTGCATATGAACTACCGCTCCGGTGCCCACAAGGTTCCATGGGTGCCATGCGGACTGCTGCTTCTCATCGCCTTGCCACTTGTACTGGTGGACGAACACCTGCGGCCCTGCGGGCGACTGGTGAGCGAGGAACAGCATGTCGGCGTCGCTGGCCGCTTCCATGCAGCGAGTCTTCCCAGGGACGTAGGCGGGAACGTGCGCGGTGATGTTGGCCGCCTCGGGCGTCACGGTGTCGTCGGAGACGAAGTATTCCCGAACCGTGCTCCAGGGCTTCGCGGCGTTGTCGTCCACGAAGAACAGGCTGCTCGCTGCCAGCAAGGGCTTGATTGTCGGCGACACACCATAGGTGGTGACCGGATCAATCTTCACCGTCTTCGGTGTCAGCGTGGGCGTGCCGGTGAGCTGGAACATCGAGGTCTTGCCGGACGCGAAGATCATCAGCGCCTTCTGATAGGCACAGACATGCAGCATCTCCGCCACGCCCTCGGTGGGCGCGTTCACGTCGATCACGTCGGAGTCCAGCAGCGAGGTGACCGTGGTACGCCAGAAGTTGAAGTAGTGCCCGATCTCGGACATCACGACATTACCGGCGCTCGCCACGAGACCTAGACGATCCCGATGGAAGAACACGTCACCCAGGCGCTGCCCGACGATGGACGGTGCGGGACTGGAGTCATCGTCACCCGCATAGCGAGTGTCGTAGTCCAGCGGGCCGTAGGTGAAGTAGAAGCCATCCGGGTTGATGGAGTCAGGAACGCGCTTGAGACCGTGAGGCATCGTGGTCTTGTCGAGGGTGCCCTTCTGTCCCGGACAGGGAACCTCACGCCACACCATCGTGGATTCCATCTGCACGAAGTAGTTGTCGAAGGAGTTCTGCGAGTCACCGCGGACTTCGTAGATGACACCGATGCGGTCGTAGTGATCGGTGATCTTCGGGAGGTCTTCAAAGGTCTGCACGGAACCCACGACACTGCCGGGGGTCAGCGTAGCTGCCATTGCCACACGTACATCGCGATTGACGATGAAGGTGTAGTCATCGAACGTAACGGCCCGAAGGGACTCCCAAGGGTTCTGCTGGGTCGTTAGGTACGACAGGGACGGCTGGTCAGTGATGACCACGTACTCCTTGCCGGTCTCGTGGTTGAACACACGAACCCTGCCGGGGTAGATCGCGACGATGTAGCGTTCGCGAGAGTCCCGGATGATGCTGTGGAAGAACGCGTTGTCCGGGATGTCCGAACCAAGCACGTTCACGAACTGCGCGGGCGGGCGTGGGCCGGCGCCGCGTGCGGGGGAGAGATCGCAGTTCAGTGCATCTTCGATCTGCGACATCAGGCGAACAGAGGCGTCCTGCTGAGAGACCCCGCCAATCATCGACGGGATGGTTCCAGAGGTCAGAGGCATCAGCGCGTCCAGACCTCGGACACTTCAGCGCCGTCATTGAACATGTTGCCCTTCGGCTCGTATGCGCGCTCCTCGTCGGCGAGGACTGCCAGTGCGAAACGCTCGTCGTCCTGGGTGAACCCGTAGGACTGCTCGCTGCCCTGGAACTGCGCCTGGAACTGCGTGGCCGCTTTCACGGTGATGTAGCGACGCGCCGACTCGGGCAGCGTCTCGAAGTCGAACATCCAGACCACCTCAGCGACCGGGCCGTTGTCGGCGTCGAACACGTAGGTGCTGTCGTCTGCGTTGTATAGCTTGCCGCCGCGCGGGACGATACGGCGTGACTCTGCCGTCGATGGGCGCAGCGAGATGACGTTCTGTGGTAACACAACCTGACCGTCAGAGGCCGGGGTGAAGTAGTAGTCGTAGTCGCGGTTGAAGTACCAGCCGCGTGACTGAATCTCTCGTGCCTTCGTGCGCAGCGTGTCGCGCGCAATCGAGGCATCGGTGAAGCCCATGTTGTCGAGCGTGTTGACGGGAGTCTCGCCCACTGCCTTCAGCAGTTGGTTGACAGCCTCAAGCTCCGTGGTTGCAGTGAGTTGCATAAGTCTCCAGGCAAAAAAAACCCGCCACGCCGGTTAAGGTCGTGACGGGTTGAGGGGTGACGCTTACGCGCCGATGGCAATTTCCGCAGCGCCGGCAGCACGCAGAGGGCCGTGGCCCAGGGCGAACTTGCTCAGCATCAGGGTGCCCTGACGACGTGCGTCATAGGTGTCTTCCAGTGCCAAGTCCAGCAGCTTCAGCGTGCCGACCGCGCTCTTGTGGAACACAGAAGCAACCGACTTGCTGTAGTCCGCACGACGGCTGGCAACGACCTTCGCGTTCGCGGTGTCGTCTGCGTTCGGGAAGAAGTTGGTCTTCAGCAACGGGATGCGGGCGATGGACTGGATGACAGCCTGCGAGAGACTTGCGCCTTCCGTCGGGTTGAAGTCACGATCCACCAGGTCTTTCACCTGGGTCAGCAAGTACCACATGGCGGGCTTCAGCACGGCAACAACGTCCTCATCGGGAACGTTCTTCTCGTCGAAGTTCTGACGAATCTGACGGATCGCCGCAGCGACCAGCGATGCGTCGGTGCCCATCGTCGCAGCCTTGACGATCAGGCCACCCGGCTGACCATCCACCGGGCCTTCGGTCTGGCGAGCTGCCAGGATTGCGCAACGGATTTCGTTGAGCTGGCGCTGCTTTGCCAGTTCGAGACCCTGCTGCTTCGTGTACTCGCTACGCACATCGTAGTGGTTCATCGCCTCGTCGATGTTCGGAATGAACACATGCGAGATCAGCATGGGATCGAGGTTCAGGATCACTTCGTTGTGCTGGACATTCAGGCCCGTGATCTCGGTGCCCGGTACGTGGTACTCGGAGCCGATGGTGCCGATGGCCGGGAACGAGGCCGACTTGCCGTGCGAGATGTTGCGCTCGGTGACCTTGCCCGCCAGCTTGTACTCCTCAACGAACGAGGCCAGAACTTCACCCGCGTACTGCTTGAGGAACAGCGCCTTGTCATCGCCAGTGTTCTGGACTTGACCAAGACGATTCGGTACAGCGTTTGCCATTTTGTTCTTGAGATTTCCTTACGTGAGAGAAGTTGAATACCCCGCTATTTGCGCTTGATCCCGCCTATTTCATCGGGGGCAGAGGCGTGCGGGGTTGTGGTTTAGAACTCGGAGAGACGCAGCCGCTCCGCGACTTCGGCACGGAATGCCGGGTCGTTCTTGTACTGAGGCGAGCGCATCGCTGCGGTCACTTCGATCTGCGACTTGAACGGCGCAGCGCCCGTGGGGGACTTCTTGCCATTCAGCAGGGAACCCGGAGGGGCACCGCGCTTCGCAGCGTGACGTGCAGCGAGGGCCTCGACGGCCATCTTTGCTCGTGCGGGATTGCCGGACGTGACGGCGGAGTTGAACTCGATCTTCTCGGCTTCGGCGAGGTTGCCCTTCGCCCACTCGATCAGACCAAGGTACGCTTCGTTGCCACCAGCGGTGCCATAGACAGCCGCATCGTATGCATCGACTTCCGCCTGCTTGCCACGGATGTAGGTGTCCACCTCGGCCTTCGGGATGCCAGCCTTTTCCAGCGAGGCATAGGTCTCGTCAGACAGCTTGCCCTTCTCGGCGTACTCGGTGTTGAGGCCAGCCCAATCCAGGCCGGCATTCTCGACAACCTTCTGAGCACCTTCGTCGCCCGCTGGAATCTCCAGGGCCGGCTTGGTTTCCGCAGCGGCAGCGGCAGCTTCTTCAGCCGTTGGCGTCGTCGTCTGCTTGGCAGTCAGTTCGGCGTGAGCGGCGACCAGCTCCTCGACGGTCTTGAAGCCACCATAGGTGACCTCGGTTGCAGCAGCGGCTTCCGTAGTGGCAGCAGCGGCAGCGGCCGAAGCCTCGGTGGTGTTCATTGTGATCTCGGACTTTTCGGTCATAAGGCTCAGTGGTTGAAGTTGTAGATGGTGAGACCGTTGACGACGGACTTGTACTTCTCCAGTGGATCGGCCTCGGCCTTCACTGTGTCCTTCGGGGTCTTCACGGGAGTCGGGGTGACCGGCTTGGTCTTTGCCGGATCAGCCGGCGTGTCGGTCACTGGATTACTGTTGGCCACTCATATCTCCTGGTGGTGCCATAGCGGCACCTGCGATGGTTGGGGCTGCACGAATGGCGGCCTGGTGCATGGTGTCGGTCTGCTGTTCCTGCTGGAGCTGCTCGTCAGTCTTGATGAGGCCCTTCATGGTCAGATCGGATGCAGCGCCCATACGGGCCATCAGCTCGCCGGGGTTCACACGCTGTGCGAACACTTGCGGTGTGAGAGCCTGCTGAGCTGCTTGTGCCCATTCGATGAGCTTCTGCATGTCCTGCCCACGGCCGAGTGCGGCGACGCCGACAACGATGCGGGGCTTGATGAGACCAGGGGGCAGATCGGGGAGTCGATGGGCGCGGGTGAGGCGATCCATGATCCGACGAACCAGCGGGAGCAAAAGGTCTTCCGCGAGGATCGAGTAGATACCACCGAGGGTGTCTTCCAGCTCTTGAGCTAGGTATCGGATTTCCTCCGCAGTGACTCGCTCGCCGCTGCGCTGAATCGACGTGCGAACGCCGAACGCCATCTCCAATCGGGTAACCAGCTTGTCGATGTGCTGGCCCACGAAATTGAAGTCACCGAACTTCTCCTGCGATACGGACTTGAGCTGCTCAGCTTTGAACCTCAGAACGTCGCCAGACTCGGCTTCGGTGATGGTCTTCGGGCGGATCGTTGCGTTCTCATCCAGTGCCCACAGAACTTTGGCGGCTGCTGCGGCACCCTTGAGGATCGCCTTGCTCAGCTTCTCCAGTGCGTCGAAGTCGCCGTAGTAGTCGTAGATCAGGCCGGCGCCGTAGTCCTCGCCGTCTTCCTCGGGAATCCGCAGGGGAATCCAGGGGCACGCGTCGATGGGATAGGAACCCTGGGAGCCGGGAACGATGACGCTGTTCACTTCCTGGTACACCTGCCACACCTCGCCCTCGCGGTAGATGCGGGTATACAGCTCCACATCCTGCTCGGGACCAGCGTCCTTCGAGGCACCTTTGTTCTTGTCGAGACCCAGGATGGACTTCAGCTCTGTCCCCATGGTTGATGGGGCGACGCTATCGAGGGTGACCATCTCCAGCACGGAACCCATGCCATCGCGGTCAACCACATAACGGGTCAGCGGATACATCTTGGCGTTGCCGTCGTCGGGCACGTACATCAGCACGTTGCCGGTTGCAACGAGATGCTTCAGGCCGAGGCCCAAGCGTCCACGCATGCCTGACGTTTCGATGTCGTTGATGACGGTGCGCTCGATCTCGGCGAGGCCCATCTCCAGTTCACCCTGCTGGATGCCGGCCTGCTCTGCGAGCGTGTTGGCGTCCATACCATCGGGTGACAGCTTGAAGAAGTTGGCGTTCGCGGGGAACAGCGCCAGCAGTAAACGGGCGGACAGCGAATTGACGCATCGCGCTCCGGTGCCTTGGTACGGGGTGGTGCGGGAAGAACTCGACTTGCCCTTCGAGACTTCCTTGTAAAGCGTCGGCAGTGTGAGCGTCGCGCATTGCTTCGCGCGGGACTCGGCGGTGTTACGGTCAGACTTGAGCTGGTTGTAACGGCCTTCTGCTGAGACGGTCTGCGGGGCGGACGTGCTCAAGTGGGGATGACGAGACTGCTTCCGTAAGCGGAGGTGGTGGAGTTATTCAGGTCGATCCGCAGTTGCTTGCGGCCCTGGCTTGCGCTCTCCTGGGAACCGTTCATGCCGTCGCGTGCGGTGAGCATCACGGCGGGCTTATCTGCTTCGGTCGGCTTGGGCGCTTGGGGGGAACTACTGCACATACTGATCCTCTTGTTCGAGCTGCCGCTTTCGCATCAGCGAGAGAACAAGACGGCGTTCGCCTGATCGCATGAGGAACTCATCGCGATCCAGCTTCGAGTCGTAGATGACCTCGGGATACCGCGCGTTTAGCTCGTCGATCAGGTCGTAGGCGTGCAGGGGAATGTTGTCTGACATAGGGGGTTCCGTGGGTGTATGAATGGGTCTTCAGGAACCCGCCGGAACCCTTGATGGGAAACGGTTGTTTCCTCCTATGTTCCTACTTATATCCCCACGGACGGCGGACACAGGCCTAGCACGTGTGTTGACGAGCAGCACTCCACCGAGTAGATAGGGTCGCACTGAATAGACCCTGGAAAAACGATGCCCGTACCACCCGAACAACGTCTCCAATTTTCGGTGTACACCGTCGAGTCTCCCTCCGCGCTTGATCTCTACAGTGCGCGCGGTGAAGGCGATCTAATTCGACAGGTGACGGGCCTTAACCTTATCCCTTGCACGCATCGGATCGCTGCGACCCGTGATACCTTCGTAAAGAGTCTGACCGAAGGATTCGAGGAGCACATTCTCAAGCACTCAGTGCGAATTCCGATACTTCACTTGAGCGCGCATGGGGACGCAAACTGTATCGGCTTTACAGACGGAACGCAGATGTCCTGGGAGGAACTAAAGGAACTACTGCGCCCGCTCAACGCTCGCGCCGGAGGGAACCTCATTGTCTGCATGTCGAGCTGTCAAGGATATGCTGGTACCAGGATGGCGATGTATCTTGAGGAAGAAGACTATCCGTACTGGGCGCTAGTAGGTTCGTCGGAGGAACCAACCTGGGGCGAAACAGCCATCGCGTTCGCCACGCTTTATCATCAGTTGCACCTTGGCGAATACATAAACGACGCAGTGGAAGCAATGAAGCGTGCTTCAGGAAATGACACTTTCATTCTTGAGAAGGCAGACGCTTCCCGCCTTAGCTTCGCTAACTTCATGCAGGCCCAGCGGGAAGCGAATCCCGCCGGGACCGCTGCCGCGGTCTCAACGGCGGGCGCTGTACAACCGGCGGGCACCTCCTAGATCCACTTGACCGGTCGGTCATCTCCTTCAGGGAAAGTGCTTGCGAAGGTAAGGAGCATCAGCAGATTGCACTTGACATGGCCCAGGTGAGGAAGGCCACTCTCCGGGTCAATATCCTCACCACGGAGAATGGCGACGCAGTGCCGGATTGCGCACCCCAACGGGGCTGACCACTTCATCCCCTTGGCCCAATTCCACTCTGCGTATTTCTTGCGGCCGTAGTCGAACACCATAGCGGCGTCCGCCAGGGACTCCAGGGTCGAGTGGTCACCGATGGCGTAGGCGAACGCATCGCCCAGAGCGTCGTTCTCGCCTGCCTGCCAGCGGCCAAGAGCGGTAAGAACGTCCGCTGCGGACTTTGGTTTGAGAGCCAGCTCAGTGAACACGATGCCCAAGGGCAGCAGCTCATACGGAGTCTTGCCGGCATTGAAGCGGGCACCTGATCCCTTCGCGTCGCTGGTGATGTCACCTATGCCGTCAGTGATGACGCTCGTCACTTTCGTGCCAGTCATCAGGCCAAGCGTCTCAGCCGCGTACGCACGCAGGAACGCTTCCTTACTGTCGTCGTGTTCCGTCGCCGGCAGGGTTTCTTCTTCGGGTGTCATGTAGCCGTTCAGGGGTTCCAAAGTTTGACCTCCTGGGTCTTGAAGCTGTAGTCGCCGTCACGCAGGATTCGCGCGCAACGGGCCTGGACAAGTGCGTCCGCAGTGGTAAGGGCTTTGGATTCGTAGACGAGCGTGACCATCGCCCACAGGGCGGCCAGGTGGTCCTCGACAGAGGAACCCAAGTGGCCCTCGTGGATTGGCATCAGGAACTCGTCGGCACGCTTTGGGCCGATGCCGGGGCATCCTTTGTAGTTGTCCACGGTGTCGCCCGTGAGCACCTGCTTCATCCAGAACAGATTGGCTTCGTGCTCACTGATCGTACGAGTGCCGATGTCGGGCTTGCCGGGGTTGAACAGTCGCCCCGGAATCGTCTGCATGTCCTTGTCGATGGACACGATGATTCGCTTGCCAGGGCACAGCCGGGGCTTCGGCATGGTCGCCAGGAGACCGAGGATGTCATCGCCTTCGAGGTACTCGCGGGTGATGATCTTCTCGGGGTACAGCTCGTGGAGGAATCCATCCACGGCATTCCACAGGGCTGGCTTGGGCTTCGTGCGGTTGCCCTTGTAGGTCGGCAGGATTGCCTTGCGGAAGTTGGTGCTGACCGAGAGGGGCAGGAGGAAGTGCGGTGTGCCGAACTTCTCCAGAAGCTCCCCGATATAGTCATCCAGGTCGGCCTTCGCCTTCTCCGGATTGACCACCTCAGCCGTCACCACCTCAGCGCCGTCGTCTTCGTCTTCCCACTTCACTGTCTTCGTGTTCTTGAAGGAGAGCTGGTAACGGAGAACGTCGGCGTCAATGAGGATCGTTAGCAAACCTGTAGCGACCCTTCGATGCGCAGCACCTTGCAGTAGCGGCGGTGGTCATCTTCGAGCGTTTCGTTGAACTTGATCGAACCACTTCGCAGCAGTTCGTCAGTGATGAAATGGGCCACTTGGCGACGCATGTGCTCGCGCATCTGATCGACATGGTGTAGATCGACCTTGCTCCTGTGAAGGTCCAGGCAGGAAACCATGTGCTCAACGTTCGCATGCACGCTGAGACTTTCCTTCATGTTGTTCACGGCGTCTTTCAGGTCGGCCACTTGCTTCAGCAGGGCTTCCTTTGTGGTCTTGGGACATCAGTGATCCTTGGGATTAAGTTCATTGGTTGCGCTCTGCTTATCCGCGTTGCAGCGAAGCAGTGCGTCTTCCGCCTGACCGGCGAAGTTGAATAGGTCGCCGCCAGTGCTCTTGGGGTCATCCACCAGGGCATCGAGAGATGCGTGGCGGCCCTCAATTACGGTCGGGGACAGGAAGGCGCTGCTGCTTCGCACGGTCGTATGCTTCGCGCAGCCCTGTAGGCAGAGGGGTATCAAGAAAAGCAGCAGTGGGCTGATCTTCACGTGCGGTTATCTCCAGTTCGTGAGTGACTCGATCCCGGTTGTTGCGGATCAGAGAGTCGAGGTCGCGGCGGTAGGCGACCTCCTTGGCGAAGGTGTCGAACCGTTGCGTTAGGTCGTCGAGTTGCTGCGCTGTTACTTCCAGCTTCTCGACGCGGGTTGTCATCGAGCGATACGAATAGACTCCGTATGCGCCGGCACCGAGGGCGACGAGGATCAGCAGGGACACGATGTAGTAGAGGGCCTGCTTCATGGTCGACCCATGGAGGCTTGAACCGTCGCGATCTGAGCTTGAATGTTCGCGAGTCGTAGGCTGTGCAGCGCGGCACGCTCACGGGACTTGATGACCCTGCGTTGCTTGATGCTGTCGATCAGGCCACCGAAGATGAACTTCAGGGCCTTCACAGGTGGTAGTCCTCGGGGGTCGTTGCCTTCGGCTGAAAGTGACGGGCTAGCACGCCACACTTCCATGGGCTACGCGAGGTGCGCTCGCTGTCGCACTTGATGTAGTGGCTCAGCGGAGTGGTGTTGACCCTCTTCGTACCGCCGCGTACCGGATCGACCAGCGTGATGGAGGTGCGCTTGCGGGTGCAGTTGTCGTACTCGGACGGATAGCCGGGTGCGCGCTGATAGAACTTGCAGTCTTTGCAGGACTTCATCGGTGCTCCTGGTAATAGGCGGCCACGCGCAGCAGCTCCTCGGGAGTTGCGTTGCTCTTGATGGCGTTTGCTTTGGATGAGATGACCGTGACGTTGCCCTTTGTGTAGCCGAGAGTCGGGTCATTGCGGTCGAGGGATGGAGAGTTCGGGCCTTGGGCCAGTCCACCTGTGTTGCGATATAGCGGTAAGCCCAGCACCGGGCAGAAGTCGGGGATCACCACGTCCTCAATCGTGAGGTCGAATGGGATGCCCCGCTTCTTCGCCCGGTGCTTCGTCAGTGCAAGGAGACGGCTTGCCGGTGTGGCGCACTTCCTCAGTGCGTGTCGTGCCAGTTGTTGCCGACTTTGTATTCGCCGGCCAGGGGGCAACGAAAGCCGAAGTGCTCACCAGCACGGAAGATCGCATCGGTGGCAGCGGCTCCTACGGTCTCGGCATGTTCCTCGGATACTTCGATCTGCCACTCGTCGTGGATGTTGCCTACGAACTCATAGTCAGTACCGGGAACCAAGCCGATCTCTTGCAGACGCTTGTCGAGTAACACAAGAGCCTTCTTCATCACGATTGCACCAGCTCCTTGCAGCAAGGTGTTGAGTGCTGCGTGATCGCTGCGAACATGCAGCTTGCGGCCGTCCAGGCCCTTGAGGTATCCCTGCGCACGCACGGTGGCCTTGATGGCCTTGATGAGTGCTGCCAGTGCAGGCAGTCCCTTCAGGAACTGTGCCTTCAGCTCCGCACCACGCTTCGCACCCTTGCCGACAATCGAGCCGATCTTCGCGTCGCCCGCTCCGTAGAGGAAGGCGTAAATG